CCGTTTTTCTTTTCTGCTGTAGGCTTGTCAAACTGGAAAAGTCGAAATTCGATTGTGCTTTTTGTAAAGGTTGCGTGATAATTCAGCATATGGTATCGGCTATCATTGTAATGCTGATTTCTGCCGTAATTCGCACCGTTTGCTGTGTACCAGATATCTGCAAACTGTGCCATTGTGGTGGGTTTCTTTTTGTTCAGTTCTTCAATGAATCTTGGGTTTACCGTTCTGCAATATCTGTTCATTCTGCCCTGGTCGATTTTCAGAGCATTTGCAATCAGCCGTTCGTGGCTCGCCATGATGTTTGCAAGGTTTCTCAGGCTCTGTGGTGTGTGTCCGTTTGCTCCTATGTGAACATGTACACCAGCCCCTATTCCTGCGTGGCTGACTGCTCCTGCCTTGCGAAGTCTTCTCACAAGCTCCTGCAAGGTTTCAATGTCGCTGTAGTGAAGAATCGGTGTGACCAGTTCGCACTTTTCAGCATCGCATCCTGCAATGCTGACGTCTTTCTGAAATTTCCATTCTCTGCCCTGTGCATCCCAAGCTGACCAGGTGCTGTATCCGTTTCGGCTTGCTGTGAATTCGTATCTGCCTGTTCCGAAAAAGTCTGCGGCAAGCTTTGCAGCTCGTTCTCTTGTGATGTGGTTCATCTCAATTTCAACTCCGATGGTCTGGTTTTTCAGGTTTTCAATCTGTTTTTCTGTTTTAGCGTTCATGATGTTTTCCTCCGTAATTTCGGGCTTTCTGCCCTTTCGTTGTATCACATATTACCGCATTACGGAGGACATATCAAGCGGCTAAATGTACAGAAAAACAGACTGTATATCCACCAAATGATTGTATAATATACAGTCTTGCTTTACTTGATTTTGTATGGTAAAATACAGTACAATGGAATAGGTTCTCGTTTATTTTTCGGCTTCCAAAACCTTGAAAGAATCTACTTCGGGAATGATTGCAAGAGAAGAGCCGTTCTGCCATTTCATGTGTATGGAACCCAGATCATCAATGTGAGTAACCTCACCGATTGTTCCGGAAAGAATGGGATATTTTTCATCACGCATAGAAATCAGCTGTATCTTCGTTCCAACAGGATACTGTTTTCGGAGTTGTGCCAGATAGCTTTTATTCGGAAACTTCATTTGAATTACCCACCTTTCTGAAAGCTGAACTGCCTGAAAGATTTCTGAGCAGTACCTTTCTTGTTGACTTGTATTCTGCTCCAATCATGCCCAATCGAAGAAGATAACAACGCATTGTGTATTTTGGATTATCTGTGGTTTCAGGCTTATTGTTGATACGCTTCTGATTTTTTGCAAATTCGCAGAGCATGGAAATGAAAGTGCAGTAGGCAGCGGCGTCATCATCATTTTCAAGTGTAAACCAAGGAAAGCAAATCTTATCTTCTTCAGCGACGATTTCAAGGTTGTCAGTTTTGAATGCTGTCTTGAAAAGTTCACCCTTGTTCTCTACGATTTTTCTAAGCCTATCGAGCGTTGATTCATCAACCATTTCCAAAGGCATCTCTACTGTCAAACCATTTTCTTCTTCATCAAGCGGAACATCATAGCCTCTGTTGACCAGTTCATCAATCAGCATTTCAACCTCTTTTTTGTCTGCTGAATCACTGATTTCAAGGTTGCCTTCTTTGGTGACAGTGTAAAAGTCACCGATCTTGTAGGCACAAGTCGGCATGAACTGATATTCGGCAGGGACGCCAATGATCTCGCTGATGGCATTCACCAGTTCTTTTCGCTTTTCTCCTGTAAGCTGAAATTCAATTGTCATATGTTTTTACCTCCATTTGTTTTGGTAGTACACATGATAACTCTGAATGGCACAGATAGCAAGTGTGAGATACGACAAAGTTTAATACTACATATTGCTTTAAATGGTGTAGTAAACACAATATTTAGTTATTTTTTGCGTAGTAGGAGATTCCTGCCAGCACAAACCAAGCGTTGCTTGAAGCGATGCCATTTCCCCACATTTTATAGGCAGCACTATCGGAGTACGGATTTTTCAGCCATTTTTCAATCTGCTTATGGGATTTCGATTTGCAGGTCTTACCAACAGCTTTGTTGTATGTTTCAAAAACATTCTGCCACCAATTTATCTGTTCTTCGGTCGGATTTTCAATGCCGATATCGTCACACCACCAGGTCGGCATACCTTGCAGTAACGCACATTCTTGCGGTGTCAGTCGCCTTACGATGTATTCAATTTCAGGAGTGCTGTCATTGACAACAGGAGGATCTTTATAGTCCGATGCCACAAGTGTATTTGCTTTTTCCTTTTTAGCAACAGTATGATGAGAATTTTTGCTTGTGGAGTATTTCGGATGAGCGATTCCGCCTGCACCTGATGCGACAAGTGTCGGAGATTTTTCTTCTTCCACCTGAAAACTGAATCGTGCATTGTAACCCTGATTCATGGCAGGTCTGCCGATTCCATACGAAACAGCGTGATTTTCAGTACAATTCAGCGTGTACATAGTTTCCGATTCCTTGTATCCGTTACCATGATGTGAAGGGCGTGAGCCGTTGCCCTCAACTACAACCATACCACCTTGATTTTTGCAAGGTGACTGATTGCTTGTATCAATGGTTCTTGATGTGTCCGCTTCATAAAATCCGCTGTTTGGATTGTTTGACATCATGGAGTTGCTGTATTTTCCGCAGATGCCATAAGTTTTATGAAAATTTTCCACTACAAAAGGCTGATTGTTTCCGCCTGTTCCATAGGTTGCAGATACAGTTTGTGCAACATCGAGAGGTCCTGTGTATCTGGTATCCTGAGAATGATTTTCGAACATCAGTCCTGAGCCTGTTTCTTCAGAGCAAATTCCAAAACTTCGGGCAATTTCTTGCCACGCTCTGAAGCTCTCCGCAGAATACCCAGACACGCCTTCTGACTCAAATAATATTTTTGAGGCACATCCGCCATCAAAATCTGCGACAAGGTAGATTCTCGCTCTTCGTTGGGGAAGATACCAGTATTGAGCATCGAATGTTCGGTAGGCAAGAGAGAAATCTTTTCCCACAATTTCTCCTGACTTTGTCCATTTTTCAGGTTTAGGGACAGATAAATCTGCGTCTTTAATCTTACAGAGTTCTTCGAGGACGCATCGGAAGTCTTCTCCGCCATTTGAGGAGAATGCTCCCGTGACATTTTCCCACACTGCGAATCTCGGATATTTTCCATTGGTTGCACCTCTCATTTCCTTTATGATTCTGATTGCCTGAAAGAAAAGCCCTGAACGCTCTGCATTCAAACCCTGACGCTTGCCTGCAACTGAAAGGTCGGTGCAAGGCGAGCCAAAGGTAATAATATCCACAGGTTCAATTTCTGCACCGTTAATGCTGTTGATGTCACCAAGGTGCTTTACAAAAGGCAGTCGCTTTTCGGTTACAGCGGTAGGGAAAGGCTCAATTTCTGATTTCCAAACAGGCACAATGCCGGAAAGCATTGCCATCATAGGAAATGTTCCTGAACCGTCAAAAAGGCTGCCGAGCGTAAGAGGTTTATTCATCAGACTTTTCCACCTCTTTCACCAGTTCAGAATATGCGATCTGCTTTCCGTCACGAATAACATATACACCGTCAGCATCGCCGGTATCCTCAACATAGCGGCGGAGAATAACAGATGCGTATTTTTCATCAAGTTCCATTGTGTAACAAATGCGGTTCATTTGTTCACAAGCCATAAGGGTTGAACCGCTGCCGCCAAATGTATCAATAACTACACCATTTGCCTGTGTGGAATTTCCGATAGGATAGCTTAAAAGGTCAAGAGGCTTTGAAGTTGGGTGATTTGCATTTCGTTTCGGCTTGTCAAAATTCCAGATGGTCGTTTGCTTGCGGTCTGAATACCAGTGGTGTTTTCCGTTCTGCATAAAGCCATACAGCACAGGTTCGTGCTGCCACTGATAATCAGAGCGTCCAAGTACCAGACTATCTTTCACCCAGATACAGCATCCCGCAAGATGAAATCCGGCATCAATGAAAGCCTTTCTGAAATTCAATCCCTCCGTATCCGCATGAAATACATAGGCTGCACCGCCTTTTTCAAGATGGTCAGCCATACACTTGAAAGCTGAGAGCAGAAATGTATAAAATTCTTCGTTTTTCATACTGTCATTCTGAATGGTAAGTCCGCTGGAACTCTTGAAGGAGACTCCGTATGGTGGATCGGTCAGAATGAGGTTTGCCTTCGTACCTCCCATAAGAGCAGATACATCTTCTGCAGAAGTAGCATCACCGCACATCAACTTATGCTTTCCGACAGTCCAGATATCGCCACGCTGTACAAATGCAGCCTTTTCAAGTGCTGTGGTAAGGTCAAAATCATCGTCTTTGACTTCATCACCGCTATTTGTATCAAATAAATCAGCAATTTCAGATTCATTGAAACCGGTCAAACCAAGGTCAAATCCGAGATTTTGGAGTTCTTCCATTTCAACAGCAAGCAAATCATCGTCCCAGCCTGCATCTAACGCCATACGGTTGTCGGCAAGGATATATGCTTTCTTCTGTGCTTCAGTCATATGGTCAACAAATACACAAGGGACTTCTGAAATATTTTCAGCCTTTGCAGCTTCAATCCTGCCGTGTCCGGCAAGAACGTTATATTCCTTATCGATAATGACAGGATTGACAAATCCGAATTCACGGAGGGAAGAACGAAGTTTCAAAATTTGTTCTTTATTGTGTGTTCTGGCGTTATTTGCATAAGGCACTAACTTGTTGATGTCAACAAGCTGAAATTCTGTAGTTGTGGTCATCTGTAATTCCTCCTCTGCTGGATTCTAAGCATACCTTTTCGGGCGGCATCGATATTGCCTTTGACAGCCTGTCCCTTGATTGTGCAGTATTGCTGTTTGGTAAGATAGGGTTTGTTATTTTTCAGTTCTCTTCAAAAACTATTATCTGCTTTCATAAAAACTCACTTTCTGCTTCTCAGCAATTTTTCCATCATATCTTCCTGCGGATTGCCCTGAAATTCTACAGAACAGTTTTCACGGACTATCTGAAAAATCTGATTCCAGATTTGGTTTGCCTGTTTCATGTAGTTCTGCGACATTGCCACATAGGGAGAGGCAATTGCCGCACCAGTTGTAGGATGTTTGGAAATATATCCGTACTTGGTGACGATCTGCTCACAATGAATCCAACGGGAAATGCTCATGGCATACTGTTCCACAAGCTGTCTGCTGACGATCTTCTCGCAGGAACGTTCTTTCAGCCATTGATAGGTTTCTGTATACACATCATCTGCAAGGAGTTTTGTGCCGTCACGCTGTAGTTCCTGCATAAATTCACGAACAGGCGGTGTTTCAGCGGATTCTATATCTGCAGGCTGCATCATAACTTCCGCCGATTTTCCCTCAGCAATTTTTTCCGTGAGTGCCTTTCTTGGTCGCCCTGCACCCGGTCTTGCACCGCCTCGGTTTGTACCGTCTTTCGCCATGATGTCACCGCCTTTCATAAATCAAAGAAATTCAAACAAAACTTAAAATCGGGCATAAAAAATGCCGACTGTAAAAATCGGCAAAGTTAGATGTTATCGGTGTTTTTTCGTATTTATATCTCTGAGGGGTCAATAGGGTGTTTGAATACTCATTTTTGTGCGTGAGAGGGGCCACCGGTCTGTGTTTTGTCCTTTTTTAGGGATTTTTATACCCCCAGGGGATTTTCAGTATGTATAAACAGGATTCTTATCTTCCGTCCACGTTTTTTTATCGTGACAGGGTTTGCATAAGGCTTGCCAGTTGCTTTCGTCCCACATCAAAGCAGGGTTGTTACGATGCGGTTGTATGTGATCGACCACAGTTGCAGGAACGTATTGTCCTTGCTGCAAGCAACGTACACACATTGGATGCTTGTGAAGATAAGCTTTACTGAGCCTACGCCACTTGCTGTTGTAACCACGCTTGGCAGCTGACGGTCTGTCAGGCTGTTTGTGCTTTTCGCAGTATCTGCTGTCGGTAAGGTTCGGACAGCCTGGGTAACTGCAAGGGGTCTTACTCTTCTTCGGCATTATCTGTCAAGCGACTTCAACGCCTCACCGTGAAGATTCTTCACAAATCCTACGCTCACTTTAAGCTTGTAAGCGATCTTGTTCCAGCCGTAGCTGAGGCAGTAGCGATAGTGGAGAAGCGTATACTGCATTGGGTCATCAACATTTAAAAGTTCATTTATTAGATGAACACGATGAATTGCGTAATCAGATGCCTCGTCCATAAGGTCAACGATAAGTTCCTCAACGGTTTCAATGGCATTCTGATTTGAGAGGTTGTTAATGGCGTTCTTCAGGTATTCCGCCTGTCCATAGCATTCCCTGGTTTCGCTTTCAAGCTTCTGAATTGTTCTTAAATATTCTCTTGCTTTCATACTGTACCTCCATCAGGGCATAAAAATAGCCACAGCAGATCTCTCTGCCATGGCTTGTTCGCTATCTTATTTTCCAGTTTATATTATAGCACATATTGAAAGTATCTTCAAGTCCCGTAAACTCCCACGAACTCCCAAATTTTAAAGTTTGGATAACGCATTGCTGTGAACCCTGTATCCGGCCGATTTACTATAGCCCATTTCATGAAATACTTCATTCCAACTCTTAAACTCAATATAACGTTTATACATCAGATCACGTTCATCGGGGTTATCCAGTTTTTGCAGTGATCCAAGGAACGCTGATTTCAGTGCTGACAGTTCATCAAAAGCAGCGTCTGCTTCTCTGTCAAGGTCAATGGCACGGTTGATACTGTCGGACATTCTATGCGGATTATGCGTTGCTGTTTTCGGCATATCGCTGAATGCAGGTGAGGAAGGAGAAC